ATCGTTAGTAACAATCTAACATCACCAGCAACACAAATTAGTAACAACTTCTTTATGAATACTCTAGTTACTGGTTATAATAGCACCTTAGGTGAAAGTGAGTTAGTAGAGTTACGTATTACTGATGTAAAGGATAAGTGGTCCAAGAAATTTGTTGATGTGTTTACAAGTGTTGGTGGTAAAGTAAAGGGCTTCTTAAATCTTAACAAAGTAAAAATAGAAGAGGGGTTCAAAATAATTCGTTTACCTTTTAATACATACGATAATGCTCGTATTGTTGAAGCTGAAATGATGAGTAATTTAACCTTGTTAAATTTACAGTTAAACATAAATGTTATAGGTGATACAAGTCGCCGACCAGGTACTTTCATTGATATTGTAAAAAACAAGAACGAGAATGCTAAAAGCGATGAAAAGTTATTAGGTCGTTGGTTCGTAACAGCTGTTAAGCATGTTAAGATACTTAACACTTATAGAAACGAAATTTATTGTGTGAAAACATACGCGGGACCTGGAGAATAATATGGATAAGAAAGTAGAACGACTAAGAGCAGTAGAAACAACAACTCAGCAAGTGAGTTCGTTGATTACTAACCTATCTGCTTTAGGTGATTTCAAACCTGTAGATTTAGATTGCATGGAATCATTCAAGAGTATCATGCAGTTAGGTACAGATCAATTAAAGTCATTTATAGATCTACTTGATAAAGAAGGTAAGAATATTGATGAGTATAGCATATACTATTACACAAAGCAGCTAAGAAATGGTCCTCTAAAGCTATTTGTATCTGCATATACTGTTAATGAAGATGGTACTACGAAGAAATATTGGAAACTTACACCAGACACTCTAGGATTAATAGGTAATACAAACGTATCTCAGATAAATGTACCGATTGTTAGCTTTTTAACAGAGTTAACGAATATTGATACACTTACTGTATCAAAAATGCCACCTTTTATGGTTCAAATTGTAAATGAATCTGTAATTCTTACAAATAGCATATTTACTTTAGGTTATGAGTCTACATTGCGCTATGATACTAACGGAGCTCAAAGATTACAACTTGAAGTCGAAGGTAATTACAATAAAACACCACATGGCAGCTATGTTGTTAGTGATACTGAAACACTTTCAACGTTTAAGCAACTAAACACACCAATACAAGCAAAAGTTAAAGAGTTTATTGGTGAAGAAGATTATAGAATGTATACTGCAAAGAGAAATTACAATCTATTTGTATCATCTAATGTAACTACAAACACTAAAGTAAAGAGAAAGTTAGATTACACTGAGACTAACCCTGATACAGGTGATCAAGAACAGAAATCTGTTATTATTGAGACAGATTTAACAGGTAATACCTTTGAGAGTGATAAAGTTAGAGAAGGTACACTAGTAATTAAGTATCCAACTAAAGATGTGAAGCTACAGCTACACACAGTTGAAGGCCAACTAGGTAGTACTTCAAGTATTAAAGCAGAACCTATTGCAAAGAGTTAAACGTCAACAACATCTTCGCTGCGATTTATTAACTCTTGCATAACTTCTTTTCTTGAAAGTAGTAGCACTGTATTGTCTTGAGTATTGATTCTCTCTTTTGAATCGATATCCATCTGCTTAACTTCTTTCGTAGTCTTATTCTTTTCAATAGACGTATATACCTTGTTAAGTGCTTCCATTGAAGCAGAAGCTGCTTTTAGTAGCTCAGCAAGAGCGATAACATCCTTTGAGTCTGGAGCTGATGAGATATATGTCTGTACATCATCTACTATACCTAGAGTTTTGGTTATTAGCTTTCCAGAATTCTTAATAATAAATTCTTCTAATTTTTCTTTACTAAGATCTTCTGTTGGCTCGGCTCTAGATAGAGATGTTGTGTGCTTTAGTTGCGATATAATATCGTTAACTGCAAAATCTAAATTATCTTCCATCAGCTATATTTATTCTTGATTTCTATAGATCAATATATTATTATCATTATATGAATAATACCTTTACATACTCCCATACAAACTCTTATAGCGCTGCCATAAACTCAGATGCAGGTTTTACCTTTCAACCTGTTCGTCGTATAGACGCTAAACTTAAATTCAAAAGAGTTCACCCTGATGCCAAGCTACCAACAAAGAATCATCCAGATGATACTGGGTTTGATGTGTATAGTGTAGAATCGAAGGTTATACCTGCTGGTGGTAGTGTTGTTGTTGATGTTGGTCTAGAGTTTGCTGATATTACACCAGGTTATTGGGTTAAAGTAGAAGGTCGATCCGGATTAGGGTTTAAGCATGGTATCACACCACACGCTGGTATTATTGACTGTGGATATCGTGGAAATGCCGGCATCCTTCTTAGAAATTTTTCAAATGTAGATTATCAAGTTAATGCAGGTGATAGGATTGCGCAGTTTGTTGTGTATGTTAATTACAGTGTTGATATTTCTGAAGCTGACGCTGTTACATCAACTGACAGAGGAGTTAAAGGCTTCGGATCTTCTGGACAATAATCATATGTTAGACTTAAAAGGAATCTGGGCAGAAAAATATAGACCGCAGAAGTTGGATGATCTCATCCTGACTGATACGGTTCGAAAGACTATACAAGAGTTTGATGAAGAGATTCCAAACCTACTGTTTGTAGGTACACCTGGAACTGGTAAGTCAACCTTGTCACGAATTATCGTCAATGATATTCTAAAGTGTAACTACATCTACATTAATGCGTCTGACGAGTCTGGTATTGATACAATCAGACATAAAGTAACAAACTTCGCTCAGACGAAGTCATTTGATGGTGGTATCAAGGTAGTTATTCTTGACGAGGCAGATGGTATTACTGCGCAGGCTCAAGCAGCTCTTCGTAATACTATGGAGTCTTTTGCTAAGTATACTCGGTTTATCTTAACTGCTAATTACAAGCACAAGATCATTCCCGCACTACAGTCGAGATGTCAGTTTCTTGATATCAAACCCACACTAGAAGCAGGGGTCAGACATTGTTACAGTATTCTTAAGAAAGAAGGTATTGAAGTAGATGATGAACAGAAGAAGCGGTTTGTTGAACTAGTAAAAGCTAACTTCCCTGACCTTCGAAAGACGATCAATGAAATCCAAAAACACTGCATCGATGGTAAGCTCAGCATTAGCAGCATTAGCACTGATAACACTATCTTGTCTGCTATATTCGAAAAAATCAAAGCGAAAGATGTAATTGCGCTTAGAAAGTATTTGATTGAGAGTGAAGATAGGTTCTATGGTGACTACGACAACCTACTAAGAGAGTTCTTGAACTATATCTACACGCAAGAACTACCTGATATAAAGAAAAAAGAGATGATCGCTGTAATAGCAGATCATCTCTATAAGAGTGCCTTTGTACTTGACAAAGAAATTAACTCATTTGCGTGTTGGATTGCACTTGAGCGTATTTAATACTTCTCAATATCCTTGAGATACATGTGAGTACCGGAAGCACCAGCTTGCATAGGAGCTGGTGCTTTAGGTGCAGGTATAGACGTATTGTCAGTAGGTAGAGAGATTTCAGTATCCATATACTGACCTGTTCCTCTATCAGTCTTGTTAGTGATATTATCTTGCTTCTCGTACTCTTCTGGCTTGATATTTACCTTAGACTTACGAACGATAGCATCAGGAATTGGTGGTAAGTTAGGGTAATATGTTTCAGGTGTACCTAGTTCTGGTAGAACACTGACATAGTGTGTGTATCTACCACCGCCATTGTCGAGAGCAAGTGTAAGCTCAACATCATTAGATGATGTTTGTGGGTTACCAGGGTATACTGGTGAAGTAGTGTCTTTGATACCAACAACACGAACGTGAAGACCTGAATCAATCATTTGATCGATCATATCACGAGTGTTAATTCCTAACTTCTTATAACCTTCTGTTGATTTAAAATTTTTACCAAACTTGAATACATCTCCAACGAGAAATCCACCTCTCTCATGTCTACGAAGATACGACTCAACTAGCGTAAGATATTTCTTTGATGCCATATTAACATTATTTAGTCTATTTTATAATATTCCTGCGTAATAACCTAAATATTAACATGGAGTTCGATTTATTAGTGGAAGAAATACTTCTTGAGAAAGAAAGCTCAAGATGTACTAAGGTTACAGGTCAGTCATCATCAACTAGATCTGATAAGAAATATATGAGATGCGTCAAAACAAAGACTGGTTATAAGCGCGTTCATTACGGTGATCCAAATCTAAGAATTAAAAAGTCGAGTCCAAAACGTAAAAAGTCTTTTAGAGCTCGTCATAAGTGTTCACAAAAGAAAGATAAAACAAGTGCAGGTTACTGGAGCTGTAAAAACTGGTAAATAGTATGCCATACATTCGTAAAGGAAAATGTGTGTATCGTAAAGATACTGGTAAGAAAGTAGGTTGCTCTTCTTCTACTGAGGAAGCAAAAAAGTATCTTAAAGCTTTATATGTAAATGAAGAGAGTAAACAATATTCTCAGCTAGAACTTCTTGAAAATCTTAGAGATTGGTTTGCACCTCATGTAGATAAAGACGGTAACAAGTTTAGAGGTTGGATTAATTGTAAGACTGGTGGACCGTGTGGTCGTAGTAATACCTCAAAAGGTAGTTACCCAGCGTGTCGACCTACAAAAGCGCAGTGTAAGAAGATTAAAGGTAAGATGTATAAAAAGAAAAGTTCAAAACGAGTAAAGTGGGAAAAATAAACTATGAATGAGTTTGAAGAATTATATTCTATATTATTAGAAAAGTACACCAAAAAGAAAAAGAAGCCTTCCAAGCTAAGATCTAGATGTCAATCGAAAGCTAAAGCAAAATATGATGTGTGGCCTAGTGCATATGCGTCAGGTTATGTACAGAAGTGTGTTAAACGAGGTGGTAAAATTAAATGATGCTTTACCTTATGACTAAATATTTATGTGAAGTTAAAGCTTACTGATATTGAAACTACACCTCTCGAAGATGCTTCGTTAGGTAATAACTATCTGTATAAAGATTTACAACTCGACTTAACTAAGAAACGAACATACACTCGTGCTATCAATAATACAACATTCCTTAGTGATGTTGATAGTATATTTGATCTCGTAGCTGTACAAAATAGTATAGTTACAGTCTTTACTACATCACCTGGCCAGAAAATTCTCAATCCTACATTTGGCTTAGATTTAAGATCGTATCTGTTTGAGCCTATAACTGAGAATACTGCATTCTTTATTAGAGATGACATATTTAACAATCTCTCTAAGTATGAACCGAGAGTAGTTGTACGTAATGTATCTGTTGTTCCAAATATAGATGAACAGCTATACGAAATTACACTACAAATAGATGTTCCACAGCTAAATATATATGGTGTATCTATTAAGAATATATTAAATAGTGAAGGCTACATTTAACTATGATCAAGGACCAACTGACAGATTATAAACTACCGCAAGACGCTTATGTAGCGTTTGATGCTCTTTCTTTGAAAGATTATATCATTTCAAGACTGAGTAAAAATGAATTCTTCACTGATCAGGTTTACGAAGGCAGTAACTTATCTTCGATAATTGACATCATTGCTTACTCATACCATGTTCTACTCTTCTATCTAAACGATACTGCTTCAGAATCAACATTCTCACAAGCTACTCTATATGAGAACATGAATAAAATTGTAAACCTAATAGGTTATAAGCCTACTGGTAAACTAACTTCTATATGTTCAATTGATGCAACTGGTGGTGCTGGCTTAGCAGTAGGCAACTACTACATCAGACGTTACTCATATTTCTTAGCTGACGGTATACAATACACATTTTTAAAGGACTATAACTTTTCAAAGACAACAACTGGTACTGAATCACTAGAAGCGCTCAACAACAACGCTGTTTTATATCAAGGTACAGTTCAACAATACCCTACATACACAGCTGCAGGTGATGATTATGAAACACTCCCGATAGTTGTAACAAATATTGTTGATCAAGAAGTAGCAAAATTCATTTCGAGTGGTACAGTAGCTGTCTACGTTAAAGAAAAGGATAATGGCACATATAAAGAGTATCTCGAAGTTGATAACCTCTATCTTTCTGATAGTGGTAGTCGTGTATTTGAACTACGACTTAACGAAAACGGTAACTACGAAGTAAAGTTTGGTAATGGCACTTTCGGAAGACGATTAGTAGAAGGTGACGAAGTAATTATATACTACATTTTAAGTGATAATGTTAATGGATTAATATCTGCTAACACGTTGAATGGTAATAAGATCTTTACTTACTCTACTGCTCTATTTGAGACAATATACGCTCAAATAACAACTGAAGACTCTACGCTTGTAACTAATACAATCAGTGCTGACATAACATTTAACAACCCTACTGATTCTACATTCATAAGTAATTCAGAGTCAGTTGATGATATACGAAACAACGTTCCAAAATTTGTTTCTGCTAATCAACGCTTAGTAACAACTGAGGATTTCACATCATTCTTCGAAAAAGAGTTGTCAAATATAGCTCAATCAGTATATGTAGCATCTAACAAAGAATTTATTGATTCTTATGTAAAATATTTCTACGATATTAGTGTTGATCCAACTAAAGTAAACAGAGTACTAATCAATCAAGTTAACTTTGCTGATAGCTGCGACTTTAACAACGTTAATGTGTTCTGTGTACCTAAGTTTAGTATAACAAATAACAACACACTCAACTATGTACCGACATCATTCAAGAATCTTATTGTTGACATGACACAGAGTAAGAAGATGGTAGGTATGGAAGTAGTACCTCGTGATCCTGTGTATGTTACGTTTAAGTTTGGTGTTACTAATCAACAGACCATTACACCAAGCATAGCAGACAACTGTAAGTTAGTTGTTGTTCGTGAAGCATCTAATAAAGTTCAGAAAGATACACTTAAAAATCGAGTTGCAGGTATTATCACTAACTTCTTCAAGTTGCAAAACAACAATCTTGGTCAGAACATTAGTATAAGCTCTCTAACCTCGCAAATCTTAAGTGTTGTTGGCGTACGTACTGTTAGAACTGTTAACACTACAGAAAATATAACATTCCAAGGTGTGTCTTTCATTGCTTGGAATCCTATTTACGAAACAGATGATATTGTAGTTATGAACCAAGATACTACACTACCATTCTTTAAATTTCCATACTTCAATTCACCAGAAACGATAACTAACTTTATAGAAGTTGTAGATGAGTAATATAAATTCAACATATGCTGATTTTAATGTTGTAGACTATCAAAATAGTACTACCACGCTATCATCTTATAACCTATCTATAACGCCGCTGACGTTTGTACCTATTATACCGTCTAGCTTCGGTGATAATGTACGTGTAGTGTGGGATTTTGGTGATACACAGAGCTCTACAACCTTATCACCTACTCATGTATACGATAAGCCAGGTGGGTATGTAGTGAAGTTGTTTGTTTATAACAAGTTTAATCAAGCAGAACTAGCTAGCATATCGAAAACAGTAGTAATAAAAGACTACATCGAAGATACATTTAAAGTAAACAGTGTTAACTTAGCGCTAAGCTGTGGTAAGTTATCTGACAGTATAACAGTTACACAGACATTACCATTTTATTACACTAACGCTACAATAAACTACACTGTTTCAGGTTCTAAATCAACTAATTACTCTGAGTTTGAGCCTTATAAGTATAATCATCTTAAACGTTATAACTCTTTAATATATAAGAGCTTTATACCGTCAAGTAGTAGTTACGAACTGGTAGAAGTTGACTCTATCGCTCTACCATTAACATCGTTATACGTAAAATTAGTTGATAACACACTACAACAATCACTTACTAGTGATTCAAATTCAATTATTGTAGGTTTCTCCGGTGTAGATACTTTCTACTACCGTGATGATATGCCTACTTCTAAGTTTAATTTAATTCTTAGTAGACAGTATGGTAATATTGTTAACCCTCTCAATATAACTCTTTCAGGATCTGTAGTTGAGAATAGAAACATATCTAAGTTATCGATTACATCTAACGGTCTTGATGGTGATAGTGAGCCACTCTCTACCTTTAACATTAACACTACAAAGTTTAATAACTCAAAGATACATTTTGTTATTAAGTTAAAAGATAGTAGCAATAACACAATTAAAAATGTTGATCCTCTTGTTCTTAATGGTTCAAGCTCTGACCAGATTAGAGTTAATCTAGTTAGAGACGGTTTAGCATTAAGCACTTCAACATATGTTATTAGTAGCCTACAAAGTACATTAACAGCTTTATCTTCTGGTGGTTATTTTAGAGGTTATCTTGACTATACAAGTGATTTAACTCAACCCTTAACTGGTGTTGCTCTGAGTGCTATAGCTACTGCCCTTGAGACTGTAAGTGGTACTGCTATCAGTGGTTCGGTTAGTGGGTTGTCAGATACTTTCGATATCTACCCTTATAATTACTTCGACCTTTATAAGAAAGGTGAAGACTTTGACGGTGAAGCCATGTATAAGAGTTTAAGATTTCAAGAAACTCTACTTGATAAAGAAATATTCTTCGGCGACTTCCTTGGCAGTATATTTGGTGATGAAAATTCGGATGTTGAAGCATTAAGCAAAAAGATAAACGAAAGAATATCTAACTTTGTTGATAATACTACCAATATTGATACAGCTGAAATCGTAAGACTATTGTCTATGAGTCAGATGTTAGATAACTCTAATACAATATTCGATCAGAATTTAGTTAATTTCCCTAACAAGATACAGCGCTTAGTTAGCTTGCTCTCTATAAAAGATAGTAAACTGTTTGGTGTTCAAAATAAATTTGCTGAAAACTTTAATAGTTTAGGTAGAACAACCAACGAGATTTACGGTAAAAATCTCGGTACAAAAGTAGATCCATATACTTACCCAGTATCACCTACAGAGAATATAGTAGCGTATGAGAAGTTTAGTAGAAAATACATTCTACTAAACACATATCAGCCTTTACAAGGTATTGTTCCTTCTGCTACTTTAGATACAGAAGATAGTATTGCTATTTTAACCGAGAGTGATGAAGAGTTATTAACAGAAGGTGTATATCTAATTAAAGATTACAATAGTACATGGGGCTGGCCACTAATACTACCTCAAAACTTTACATCTACTGATATTGATACCTTCTACGAGTTTTATACATTCGTAGATGTATATGATGATAAATATATTGGTGGTGTGTTAGATATGAATCTAACAAATGTAACACCAAGTTCTAATACTGATAGCGCTTATAACACTATCATACTAGATACACTATATCAGTCGCTTTCTCTTAATACAAACTAAATAACTTTAATGTTTACACTAGGTTTTCCACCAGTCCCATTCTCTATTATAAATGTGAATGTTGATAGACGCTTTGCTAAAGATATCTCTAATCCATTTAGCTTATTGGAGTTTATCAAGACGGTTGCCAACCTTGTAGAAACAAATAATGTTACTTCTTATTATAACCATTACATAACTACATGGAATAATTTCAAGAATAAGCAGACTTCTACTTCAGATATTCTTATTGTAGAAGGTTATCGTTCATTTGTTAAGGATTTAACTCTTAACTACAATAGTGAGGCTGAAAACAAATTCTTGTCTACTATAGACTACTCTGACCCTTACGACCTTGATGTAGCTTCAAAGTTTATTGCAGCTAAGATCAAGTCAATAGCTGATTACTACCGCACTAAACGTGAAGAGGTAAAACTAGAACCTATAAGAAAGAAGTATAAGGCTTCAACCAAAGGTTTTGCAGTTTCTATTAAAGAAAAGATAATAGAGTTTCTTACTAACAATGCAAATAAAACTGCTGTCTCAGATATTGATACGATAGCAAGTAGACTTAACGTAAACGTTGATCCACTATACGACGCAGAAACAGGATACTTTAATAAGCAGCCTAATCAAGATGTTTATGGGCAGTATGATAGAGATTACAATGAAGATATATTCCTTAAGAATAATTCTGAGTTAGTGTCTAAAGTATTCGGTGGATTATCAACTATTAATCAAAACTTACAGGAAGTTGATGATGTATTTAATAATAAGCGTGAGCTTACTAAGAAGTATATGGGTACAGATTTTTTCTATATATCTGCCACACCTGTAA